CGTCTCCCTGACCGCCATGTCGACCGCGGCGTCCGCAACGTCCGCCCGTACCGCTGTCGGCGGGAGCACCTGCATTCTCTTTTCGGGATGCTTCCTATTATATTCAGCGATCTGCCTGTTCATGTCTGCGATCAGCCCCGTATCCGCCCGCTTCCGCATCTCGCGGTAAGACAGCTTTCCGTCCTTGCCGGCGGCTGACGCCAGGAGGCCGGCAAGCATGACTTTCAGCCCCGCACTGCGGATCTTTATTTTCCGTTTGGCGGAAGCCTTTATCTTTCTTTCTTCCTTTTCCGTTTCCGCATGAAGCTTCCGCCTCTGACCTTTCCATTTTTCTTTTTGTTTTTCTTTTTCTTTTTTATTCATTTTCGTTTATGCGGTCTGTCGGATAACCAAGGGATAAATCTTCCGCTTCTTCTTCCCGCATTTTTTCCAGTTCCGCTTTGGCGTCTGGGATGATTGACAGTACACCGAGCTGCGTCTCTTTGGATGTAATGCCGGACAGTGTGCTTGCGATCTGGGCCTCTTCCTGAAGGTTGACGGGAAGGTTCCTGTAAAAGGTATATCTGATATCCAGATAATCATCTTCCTGAAGCGGAGAAACAGGGTTTGAACAGACCAATTTCCAGAACCGTTTCAGGGAAATTCTGAATTTGCGTTCCTTTGTCGCGGCCAAGTTGTACATGGCCAGAAGCTTGTATTTAAGAGCAATGCCGGATGATGTGCCGAAAGACTCATCCTGGATGTTCGCTACCATTGATAATGTAAAGATCAGTTTCTCCAGTCTTGTCAGCAGGGTCTCCTGCGTTACATTGCCATCCGGTTTCTGGAGGAAATCGACCACTAAATCGCCGCCGTTAAACGATCCCTCGAAATTGATGATCTGATTTTCCCTTAGCGCCCGCATCTCGTCATGATCCAGCTTCGCGCCCAGGACCTTCAGGATGGCTGATGCAAAGCTCTCTACATCATCCAGTTCATACGAAAGTGCCTTGCTGTATCCGGTGATCAGCGACATCTGCCCCTCGTATAATCCGATCTTTTCGGCATTCTCGGTAAATTCAACGCAGGGAACACCGTCAAAGCCATGCGGTACGGGATCATTCAGGAAACGCAAATCAGGATTTATCTCGAAATACTGGATGAACCGTCCGTCCGAAAAAGATCCGCGGCGAATGTTTTCGCTGTCTATGTATGTGTGGACGAAATACCTTGCGTCCGGTACAACGCCCTCGTCCTCTACGATGAAGGAACTCATTGGCGTGGTGACTGCTGCCCCGATCTCCCCGTAGCGGTCCACGTATATCATTAAGTACGCCCGCCCGTAGATGGACGTATTTTTGGACACCTCTGAGATCAGGTCCGGCAGGTCTGTATATGCCAGGATATCCTGTACGTGTTCGTTTACGTCTTCTGCCTCTGCTTCCGCTTTTGGAGCAATGCCGACAAAGAAGCCGTTATATGTGTCCGTCAGGAAGCGGGGAAAACTCGCGATCATCTGGTTATCCGGTTTCCATCTTTCTTTCGGCGGCCGCTTTCCGATATCATATTTTGCCAGATATGCATCGTGAAGCCCCTTGTACCGGCCCTGAACGTCCCTGTCATGGAACGCAATGTATTCCGCCAGGAGCTCCGGCGTTAATATTTTGTTGTCAGAAATTTTATAGCTATTAACCATTTCTATTCCTTATAATCGGGAGATATCATTGAATTTCGGCCGCCTGTCTCCCAGAATCGTGTAGACGAAATACCGCATTGCATCGCAGGCATGATCTCTGATTTTAATCGGCTGATCCTGCCCCCGTGCCGCTGCTTTAGGATCCCATGCATACTGCTGTATCTCTGCAACCAAATTTTTGCATTCGGGGGAAATGTAAAAAGCCCCTGAATCCATAGCGGCAGCGGTGACCCGTATGCCATCCGAAACATCATTCTGCGCTCGCATCACAGGAACGCCCCGCTCCCGAAGCTCCGCTGCAAAGGACGCGGCCGCCGGGTCCAGAATGAAAGCCTTCGGTCTGTCCGCCTGTATCCATCTGATGTAATCGTCAGCGTACTGCCTGTCTGTTTTCTGCCTTTTGCTGTCCCGGCCGCTGTAATAGTATTCCCTGACCGCATACCATTTCCGGTCTGTGGACGCCTGCTGCCAGAGCAGGAAACACGTTGCGTTTTGTGTACCATAGTCGCATGATACATAACTTTGCAAGACCTTCGCCCCGGCGGGGAACGGCCTTACATTTTTCTTCCGGTCAAAAAGATCGTAAATCATTCCTTCCGCCATGCACCAAAGGCCCAGGATGTATCTGGAATAAAAAATACCCGTGTACATTGCTCTGTACCGGGCTTTTATGTCCTCGGCCAGACTCAAATTGTCGGCCATAGTGAAATGTAAATATAGAAGGTTCTTTTCGTTTTTCTGGTCTATCCATCCGGTCTTGAACCAATGCAAGGGCCCCGCCGGATTGCAGTTAAACCAGAATTTTGATCCCGTCACGCTGCATCGGCCTGTTGCCTGGCTGACAAACGATTCCGGCATCAATGCGACCTCGTCCAGGAAAAGCCCCGCAAGAGTGATACCTTGGATCAGGTCCTGGGATGATTCGTCCTTGCCGCCAAAAATGTAAAAACAATTTGTTTTTCCGTTATGGCTGACCACCAAAAGGTTGTCTGCCCGATGGTCTACCGCCGTATATCCACGTGCGGAAAGCATCGTCTTTAACTGTGTCAGAACATTTCTGCGGAAACTGGCAATGGTTTTTCCTGCCATGCCCAGGTTCTGCCCGTTAAATGTCGTCATTGCCCAGATGACAAAACTCAGCGACATACTAAGTGTTTTTCCGCTCCTGATCGCACCGTCCGCTATGATCCCGGAAGCGTCCCGCACCGGGGATTCTTTCGTCCACCAATTCAGGATCATCCGCTGTTTTTTACTGAACGGGGAATAACGCATCGCCGCTTTACGCATCGTCTGCCTCCCCGTCCGCGCCTGCGGGCATCTCATCGCCGTCTGACCAGTCATCGGCAGCGGTCCCGGTCAGCGCATTGATCAGCCCGTCATCTGCCCCGGCATCCGGTCCAGCTTCTCCGTTTTCTGTCTTCGCCTTAGCTTCTTCTGTCTTGGCTTTGATATACTCTATCTGGGCCTGGGTCTTTTCCGCTTCTTTTTCCGCTTTCTTTTTCTGGGCCTTTGTAGCTGTGTCCTGCCCGGAGTATTTTCCAAGCCAATCCGCTGCTTTCACGCCGGACAGGCCGCCTTTGAGCGTCTCCATGACCATCGCCATGACGACCGCACTTTCTAAGGTCGGGTCTATGCCCATGCTCTGCAGGATGGGGGCCCAGGTGGGATCATCGATCGGGACCGTCAATAAACTATTGATCGTTCTCTTGAAATTGGCCTTTCTCCGCCTCGCTTCTCCGCTGGCTTTGCCGCCTGCCTGCGCGATTTTCCGTTGTTCTGCCGGGGTTCGGGTTCCCATCGGGATCAAATTATTAGCCCCTCCACGACCGCCGGCCTTTCCGCCTTTGGCCATGCTTCGTACCTCTCAATTGTATATATAAATCTATATAGTAAGTAAAACGACGATGCCTATTCCAAGGATCATCGCCGTGTGAATTATCATCGCCTCAATCATCGCTGCATGCCTTTTACTTTTGCTTTGTATCTGTCGTATTCCTCCAGGTCCCTTGCCATCCGCTTCAGAGCCTTGACATAATCCCGGATCAAATGCGTTGACGTTGTCTTTTTGATCGCCTGCTGGAGTCTTTCCATTTCCTTGACATGCCGTTCACGCGCTTTATCTGTATGTGCCATTGTTTTCACCTTCCTTTTCCTTTTCCTTTTTTTTATGCCATTCCCTGCCCTTTTCAGCTTTTCCGTTACAATACAAAACGCTTCCGGGTTGGCCCGAAAGCGTTTTGCTGTAACATCATTTGAAAAGGAGGGTTTATGCCCGGCTATGGCGAACCGGGAGAGAAAGAAGAACTTAAGAACACGAAAATGAGCTATATAGTAAAGCTTTTTTTGTCCTTCATTCACCATCTATAGCATAGCGCACAGAGAAGCGAAAAAACATGAACAACAACTGTTTTTTTCTTTTTTTTTCATTTCCACCATTCATCTGTCCGTATGGCGGCCAATTCTCTGTCTATCCGCCGTATCTCCATCCAATCCGACAGCATAAGTAATAACATCAACATAATGACTCCTTTCCGGCTTCCGCCCTTGTTTTAATGTCAAATATCTTGTCCTTTAACTGCCTCAAGTATAGCGCGCATTCCGGCATTTGTAGAACATCTGAGATAAATTTTATGCCAACATTCCTGTACAAATATCATCATCTATCGTCATTTCCCTGAACAGCGGAAACATATCTTTCATGCCGTATATACTGTCATAATATGCCCTGCCTGCTATGCCTTCCGCCTTCCTTTTCTGCTTTTTTGAATGCAGTAATCTTGACATAATGGAAGAGTACGGTCCTGCATTCCGCCTTCCTTTCTGCCCTTTTATACGCACCATTCCTGACATAATGGGACGGGAGAGGAGAGTAATGGCATTATCTGCCGGGGACTGGAACGGGGCTTCCCTGAACAGCTTGCCGCCTGCCAGAAAAGAAAAGAAAGAAAAGAAAAAGACAAAGAAAGGAAAGGGAAAGAAAGGAAAAAGAAAAGAAATGTCTGTTCGTCTCTTACGGATCTTTCATTTGATTCTAATACCGCCGGCAGGGGCCGGCGGTCCCTTCTCAGGAAGGTATTTTTCTCGAAGTATTGCACTTAATACTTTGCCTTTTCTGTTTCCTTTTTCCGCCCTCTTTTTCTGCTTTCCAGAACTACCCGGAAGCTTCTTCCAGACATGGAAAAGCCCGACCTTTCGGCCGGGCCCTTCCCTCTGCGAATTGTGTTTGTGCCTGTTCTGCTCTTTGTGATTCTCTTTTTATTATCTGCATATTGCTATGTCAGATAACTGCCTCTGTAAAGACTGGGCCGCGTTCCGTGCGAAGTTGATCGCCATCATCGTTGCTTTCATCCTAAGCTCTTTTAAAAAAATCTGTTTCTGTCCGGTCAGGAACTCGGCCTTTTCGATCGCGTCCGCCCTGTCAATGATCTTCAGAACGTCTTTGTCCGTCACGCTCCGCCCGTCCAGTGTCATCATCACGCCATGATCGCCGCTTCTGAAATCTGTCATTACAGCCCTTTTAATGGAAAGCACATGGTCGTCTCCGCGCTCGTCCTTATAGTGCATCGTCCGCTCCCGGTCTGTCATGTCTGCCTGAACGCTGGCAATAACTTTGGACAGCATCTTAACAGCGCCGTCATCCAAACTCTGGCAAAGGTGATCCCATTCCTGTCTGTCTGCGATCGTACCGCCTGCGATCGGCTGTATCTCCGCATCCGTCATGGAACTGAATATTCTGAGCCCTGCTGATCTGGGCAGGTGTCTCGTACCGCCCGGCTGCCCATTGCCTACCGCACAGCCGTCCGCATCTATCGTCAGAACCTGCCGTCTGCCGTCCCGCGTGTCGAAAGGTATTTTGTATATGCGGCCTTCCTCGGCGGCGAGCTCCGTGAGTATGTCAAAAATCTCTTCTCTGGAAATCTGCTCGTCCTCTACGGGAAACTGTGCCTGCTGCCGTTTTATCCGCTCTTTTTCCATATAGTCTCTGTACCTTAACATGTCTGTCCTCCTTTTTCTCCGCCTTCCGCTTTGCCTGCCAGAACTCCACTTTCCAGGATCGCGTCTATTCCGGCTTTATGCAAAATTTGCGCGTACCGGGGGCTTATGTCGATATCCTCGGCTATCTGCTCCATCGTCCTGCCGTATATATATCTCGCCTGCAGGACCA